AGGTGCAGTTAATTTTGAATGGATAACACCAAACTTAACAAGCAAACCACAGTGGGAGATCGTGAGCGAAGGAGATGCCTTTTCTCTAACGGAAAACTTTATGGCTCCTGGTTTAGACGCAGTAAGCATAATAAATCGAACACAAACAATAGAAACAACACAAACTTCTACAACCTTGTTTCAATAGGACTTTTATTTGCTAGTCCTGTTTATGCCGAGACAACTATAAGTAACCCCCAATCGAGTACTCAATCGACAATAGTTAACCAAGGATTTCAATCCATAAGCGGATCTTTCCCAACTCATAGATATAGCAACGGTATTCAATGCCAAACACCTACTCTTAGTTTCAATCCCTTCATAACAAAAGGAGAATACTACAACACTCCTAGAAGCACCATACAAAGAACAAATATTTATAACCAAGCAAAAGATAGCGAAACTGGTCAGCTTACAAACCCTGGTGAAATACTTTACATAGCAGAACAGGAAAGATTAGATCAGATAAACCATAATTTTTCATATGGAGCGACTATTAGTATTCAAGTTCCATTAGGAAAAAGATTTAATGATGAGTGCATAAAAGCAGCCCAAACTTATAGGAAATATCAGGAGTTTCTACTTGATGCAAAGCGTTTAGAGGTTAATCTTAATCGTGCGAAGCTATGTAGTACAATGTTGCAAAATGGAATAAAATTTGTAGGTGAAGATGCAGTTTCTTGTCGCAATATTGTTTTAACTACGATTCCAAATCAAGTTATCCCACATACTCACAAATTAAAATAGACAAGCTACGGGTATTTACTTGTCTAAATAAGCAACTGCCGAGAAAGTAACCACTACAAGTATTACTCAACCTCTTTTCATCTGGGTACCAAACCAGAGACAGGTGCTAAATAAGCAACTGGCGACTAGGCTTAAATCCTAACGTCTTCTCATTATGGAGCGACCCATAAGACAGATGCTTAATATCATTCTACATCTTTTTTCTTCTTTGTAAGCTTTTTTATAATATTTTTTACTAAGGGTTTAACAAGTTGAAGAATCGCAGGTGTAGTTGCTGCCACACTTGCTATTAAAGCTGTTGATACCACAACAGAAGACGTAGGTATATATTGGTCAACAAACGGTACTTCTTCCCAGATTGCATCACAGGAACCCTCCAATAGCCCACGCTCCCATTTTACCAAACGCTCAATGCGAAGCTCATTACGCCAATCCCCAGGTCTATATGGTGCGTTTTTAGGTGGGCAGGGTACTAACTCGATCTCTTCCTCCTCTTCTTTCTGTCCTAAATTAATATTTACTCCACTTGCTTTTGGTTGAAAATTATATGTACCTTCTGTTTCTATAGTGTCTTGTGCATCATAAACAATAGGTCTAAATGTTTTAGCTTCTGGTTGTACTTTGATTGGTTGTGTGCCAGCGATTGCCTGACCATTGGGACAAGTGGCATAAGCCTTTCTGCCATGAAAAATTATAGTTGGGTTTTCTGATAGTTCTATGTCTCTATTAGTTAAATCACACGCAGGGTTTTCGCCTACCAATACAGTTTCAGGTACATATGGCGTTTCTGGTATATTTATTTTTGGTATTTTTATCTCAGGTATTTTAATCGTAGGCATTAACAGTCGTTGAAGTCAGAAGCCATATTACCTCCTATCTTACCGCCTTCTCTTCTTGCTGTGTTAGTTGCAAAGCCAGATAAGAACCAGCCAACGATAGGAACATTAGCTAATGAACTAGATAAACCTGATCCAGTAGCTACTGACGTTCCAATAAGCTGTCCTGTAGATTCTCCTTTTGCTCTTTCTTTTATGCAAGCTATTTGTTTTGCTGTAAGCTCACCATTATTGACAATAGTTACATCCTTTTCACCAGCTATCCTTTGAGTTTCTTTTGTGACATAAGACTTGCTTGCACCTAAGAACCCTGCTGGCTTTCTTGTATTTTCAATAGAAGCAATAATCTTTGGATCGTGCATCCTATGTCTTATTTTATAGCTATCTTTATCAGCTTCAATTTCATATGTAGAGTATTTGCTTACAGGTAAATCAAAAATTGGTAGATTTGGCTTTTTACTTAAAAGGTTGATTGTATAAAAGTTGGAGGCAACAAAGACAGTTCCAAGTCCTATAGATACTCCTTTAATGATATTGCTATTCATAAAAACTTAGAGTTTAGGTACACCAGGTACTGTCCAGTTTTTATCAGGTACAGAGGTTCCTGTCATATCAGGTAAACCTTGATCTAATACTTTTGGCATCATTCCAGATACGTTAGCCATTATCTCCTTCATTACCTGGGATTTGAAATTCTCACTAGTTACATACTTGTAACCGAAGTACGCTCCACCACTCATGGAGGCTACCATGATAAAAGAAACAATACTTAAAACATTAGCGATCTTTTGGAACATGATTAAATTTGCGATACTTAAAGCACTTTCATTTACAAGTGTGCTTGTGTTACTACTAATTGTAGCTCTGTCACCTTTATACGTCACTATGAGTTTAATGACAAGGCAAATGACTACTGAAACTAAGTAGCTTTTTTCCTACGATAAAACCTTGTCTTACAAGCATTAGAACAATATTTTCTTCTTTGCTCTGTTGTAGCAAACACTTTACCGCAGAATTTACACTGCTTTTGTATTATTTCGCAATAGACTTTTTTTCGGTTTCTGCCTCTGCCCTATCTTCAAGTTTAGCTTCTAATCTAATAATTTCGTCACGACAATTGTTAGCAACCTGTACAGCGTGTTCTTGATTATTTTTTAATTCTTGTATGCGTTGTTGTAGTTCTGCATCTGTTTTACGAGCCATAAGTAAATTGTATGTTTCTTATAGTGTAACAGCAGTTAATAATCTTAGCTAGGTTCTGTAGGCCAAGTAATATTATATGGATCTGTTTGTGTTTGAGGAATTTGTCTAAGCTCATTTCTATAATTTTTCCAGGCATCTGACAAGGTAAGGTCACTACTAGCTCTCCAATCTGTTTCTTCTAATAAACTATTTCTTCTATTTCTAACTATTTTCCATTCTTGTGTTTTTAACGCAGCTTGCTCATCTGCTGTTGTAGATTCAACTTTTACATTATAAGCTTTACCATCTTGAACATAGGCATCTACTGTAGATAGCTTTTGTGTTGGTGCTGTAAAAGTAAGAGTTTCTATAAATTCAACAACATTATTAGCTGACAAAAAATCTGCATTAATACCAGTAGAACTAAAACTTGTATTAGGAAATAACTGCTGGATCGTACCAGTGCTTTTTACAGTAGTACCGTCAATAATTGCGTATTTCATAATTAAGTCATTAAATATATTCTTTTTCTATTATATACAAACTTTAAATTATGATTAAGCATCACCACTAAATACAAATCCTACATGGTTAGTAAGGTTATTATCACCAGCTTTTGTACCGTTCCAAAAAACAAAATTGCATGAATTATCACCTGCATTTTGATTACCCATACCAAAAGCAGGATGTGTTGACTGATTTACACCTTCTGCTCCATCGACATCAAACGGATCATAAGAACCTCCATCTCCTTCTGAGTAAGATGAATTAGTGCCTGTCGGTATTGCAAATCCAAAAATACCGTCATCTTTAGAAAATTCAGGTGGAGAATGAGTAGACCTATAACCAGTAGAATCAGCCTCTGAATTATTACTAAAGTTCCATCCAACTTTACCAGCAGTTGTATTGGAATAAATAGTTCCTGAAGGGTCTATTGCAATAGGGTAAATGTTTAAAAGATCACTTCCTTCATCTCCTGCTGGATAAAAAATATCTCTTACTTTTACAAGTCCAGTACCTGACCAAAGACTTTGCCTACCTTTGTTAGCTGTAGACGTACCCTGATGTTGAGTGCCACTTTCATTTACTGAGCCTACGGAACCTCCAATAAATATCCATAATAAAATACCATCAAAATTAGTACCATCAAACTGTGCCATAGCCATCCATTTTTTACCGTCTATAACACTTAAACCTTCAGCACTACCACCATCCATATCCACAATAGTATTGCCTGTAGATACAATGTTTGCTGGATTTGAAGAACTGGAGTTTACATTTATACCAAGACCAGTGTGTGTACCTTTACCACCTGCAACTGTATTTATTGTTAAATCTTCTGCACAATTTTGATACCCAATTACTGCAAATACGTTAAAAGCAGAATTTTGTGCTTCGATTAAACTTTGTATAGATTGTAAATTTGATGGTGAAGGAACAGTTGCAGATCCTAAAGACGTAGCAAGTGATTTTATATCTCCAAAAATTGTAGCACCAGAATTACCAGCAGCAGCACGAAGTCTATGCGATCTCACGAAAGATCTCCTACTGTTGCACCATATAATTGACTTCCTACTTTAAATAATTCTATTGCTGTAGCATTAGCACCGCCAAGTGTAGGTGCAGAACCACCACTCCACTTCATTGTAGGCCACGTCAAAGTATAGTTGGAACTACTTGCAGTTACTATGAGAAGCATTGATTGACCAGTAGTTAAACTATCAGTTGCAGTTCTATTTGCTCCTAAAGTCCATGTTTGAACCATTCCATTATCAGGATCTAAAGCAACAGAAGAAGCGTCAGTAATAGCAAATATATTTTCATTTATTGCATCTTCAAAGACAACAGAACCTGTAAACGTACCACCTGCTAATGGCATTTTTGTTGCATCTGTCTGTGCTGGTAAAGAAGTTAAAGCTGAACCATCTCCGCTAAATGATGTTGCAGTACATGCTCCTGTAATAGATATGCCAGTTGCACTTGTGACTAATTTTTGGTTTCCAGAGTGTTTTAGTGCAACACTAGAGTCTGAGGCAATAGATACTGCATTATTAGAGTTAGATATATGTTGTATTTCTTCTACTTTTATTGTTGACATAATAATTTACTGCTTTTACTTGATTTTACTATTAATTTTATAATTTGTCCTCTTGACTATGTTGCAACAATTCTAAATCCACCAAAATAAGTCTGTGCAAGTTCTGTAGGTTGTGTTGAACCTTCATTATGATAAACTTTTAAACGCACAGTGTCATTTACAGCTAGACTTAACATTATTGATGTATTCATTCCATAAATTCCATTACTTTCAGTGGATTGGGCTCTTATTTCATCATAAATAGCAGGTGTATCATTATTTTTACTTATACCAACACGAACTAAATCATCAGATTGTATATCATCAATACCTACAGCACCAAAAACATAATAAATACCAGCTTGTCCAGTTTGCACTGTGTAGATACCAGTAATTCCGTTCCAGCCACTACCATTACCAGTTGGATCAATTTCATATTGATTTAAGTAGGTAATTGTTGTCCAGGTTGCGTTAGGAATATCATAATTACCACTTTGATTTGCATACCAACATGGAGGTGCTGGACTGCTACCACCACTGATATTTGTTAAGTTTGAACCATCAATAGCTGGTAATGTACCTGTCAGGTTTGCTGCTGGTAAAGAAGTTAAACTTGCACCAGACCCTGAAAAAGTTGTTGCTGTACACGTTCCACTGACGGTTACCCCTGTCGCTGTCGTAGTTAATTTAGCGGATGCACTGTGTTTTAGAGAAACAGAAGAATCAGACGCAAGTGATATTCCATCACTATCACTTTGCCTAGATTGTATATCATCTACTTTTAGTTTTGACATAATACTTAAATGTACATTGTTATAAGTTTACCCTCCTTCAAGGGTTTTTACTCTAGTTGATAACTCCTTTATAGCATTTACAAGAATTGGTACAAGTCTTTCGTATTTTAATCCATAACTCATACCATCTTCAGTTAAATCACAAATTAAAGAATCTTCATTATTTGAACCATATCCATTAGCTTTTTCCACTTCTAATGCTTCTTGTGCTAAAAAACCAATATGTAAATCAGGTCTTTTCTTTGATCCATCTGGTGTTCCAAAAGGCATTTCATCTGTTCCATACCATACTCTTCTATCCCATCTGTAAGTAACAGGTCTTAATGCTTCAATCCAATTTAAGCCAATATTAAAACTTGTAACGTCTGTTTTATCCCTAGAATCTGAAGAAGATATTGAAGTATCTGCACAATAGAAAAAACCTATATTTAAATCACCTAAAACTAATCTGTTATTACCAGTTGTAATATTTCCACCTGGTGCGTTAGAAGTACCAGCGTCATTTCCAATTAGCACGTTATTTTGACCAGAAGTTAGATTCATTCCAGCTTGATAGCCAACGCAAGTATTTTCATCACCATCATTCTCGTTAAGACTATATGCAGCTTTGTACCCAACAGCTACATTTCTTTTTACATCAACATCTTGTGAAGAGGCACCTCTCATTGCTCCCCAGCCAACAGCTACATTTTGATAACCTTGTCCATATTTAAAAGCGTTTTGTCCTATTGCTACATTTGCATAAGAACCAGCAGCATCCTCATCTGACATTACGCCATAACCTATAGCAACATTTTGATAGCCTGTCGTTATTCCTTTACCAGCTTCATTTCCATAAATCGTATTGTAATATCCAGTAGTAAGACTATTTGCCGCACTATGACCCACAGATGTATTACCTTGTGCTCCTGCATTTGTCCCCCCACCAATATAAAGACTTGAACTGTCACCTTTTATTTCAAAAGATCCAATACCAGGTATCCTAACTTTTTCTATTTCACCATCACCACTAGCTGCACCTATTGTTAATTCTTTTGTTGCAGTTGCACTACTAGCATCACTAAGTTTACCAATACAGATATTATTACTTCCTGTAGTAATATTTGACCCTGCACGATCACCTATAAATACGTTATTTGTGCCTGTACTGACATTATTACCAGCTTGATTTCCGATAGCTACTGTATAGTCAGCAACAGTAGCTTGATAAAGTGCAAGCTCACCAATAGCAACAGCTTTAGCTGAAGTTGTAGATGCTCTTGCAGCACGATTACCAATATAAACATTTCCTCCATTACCAGTAGTTGCATTTTCACCAGCTTCACTACCAACAAAAACATTGCCATTTTGTGTAGTAGTAGTTGTACCAGCTTTATAGCCTATAGAAACTGTCCTATCGCCTGTAGTCATTGCTGTGCCAGCATCATATCCAATTAAAGTATTGTAAAGAGCATCAGTTCCAGTAAAACTATCTCCAGCATTAGTACCTGCAACAGTATTAAACTGTGCGTCAGAAGTAACCCCAGCAGCCACATCTGCAAATTCCAACTGTCCAACTGCTGAAGTTCCACTACCACTTGCAATACTTTTAACTTTTAAATACTTATCTGCTGCAATATTATTATCTGGCAAAATCATTGTATAAGACTGACCAGCACTATGAGCAGGAGATTTTAACTTTACACCATGACTTTGTGCAGAGCAGTTTAACTGCAATATCGCATCATCACCACCAGCACCTTTTACCTCTAACGCACCAGTACCGTTAGGAATAACTCTTACATTCCCATTCGTGGTATCAGTTTGAATTTCATCAACAATAACTTTTGACATGATTTTTAAATAAGAAAGAAGTTAAACAAACGTCATGGTAGAGCTTGCACTTACTGTAAGGGTAGCACCAGAAGCAATAGTCATAGGACTAGCTGCAACATAGTTAAAATTCGCTGTTGTAGTAAAGCTGTTATCCATTTGGTTCTCTGCCTCAACAAATAATTTTTCGTTTGAACTGCCAACTAAACCTCCAGAAAGGCCAGTTAAGTTTGAACCATCTATTGCAGGTAAAGTACCAGTAATATTAGCTGCTGGTATTGATGTTAAGTTTGCTGCCGAAGCTTGTGGTAATGTAGCAGGGAATCTAGCATCTGGTATTGTTCCAGAACTTAAATTAGTTGCGTTTAAAGCGGAACCGTCAATATATCCAGCACCGTTAGTAATTGCATTATTGTTAAGAGAAATATTTGCTGAACCGTCAAAAGCAACTCCAGCTATATTTCTTGCTGTTGTTAATGTTGCTGCTGATCCTGTTGTATTTTGGTTTCCAGCAGTATTAACACCAGGTAAATCTATATTTGCCGATCCATCAAAACTAACACCGCCGATATTACGAGCATTTGCAAGTGTAGCTGCGGTTGTAGCTGCAATACCTAGAGCATCTATGTCAGATTTTGTTTGATCTGCTGTAGCTCCAGTTTCGATACCATTTAGTTTTGTATGGTCAGCATCAGTAAATACATTACTATCAGTAGCACTTTCTACTAAAGTTCTAATCTCTGCTGCGGTTTGATCGGCTGTTGCTGATGCCTCAATACCTGATAATTTTGTTTGCTCTGCATCCGTAAAAGCATTTGTATTGCTATTACTTTCGTATGCTGTTTTTATTTCAGTAGCAGTCTGATCCGCAGTAGCACCACTTTCTATTGCATTAAGTTTTGTATGGTCAGCATCTGTAAAAGTATTAGAATCTGAAGCTGCCTCTACTGCTGCTGCTATCTGTGCAGCAGTTATAGCTCCTGTATTACCATTAACAGATAAAACCTGGTCTGTAGGTGTCAATAACTCTGTGAAATCTGCCATTGTGCCAGCAGTTCCACTGTTTCTCACATAAGACTTATTCTGATCTGATCTAACAACAATATCTCCTTCTTGGGTCGTAAGAGCTAAATGTGCAGATTGATTTGCTGCTGTCTGTACAGTAGTAAGTGCTATTTGATCGACATTAAAAGTAGTACCAGATAAACTCAAACCTGTTCCAGCAGTGTATGTTGTGTCACTACTATTAGCAAGAACATAAGCTTTTACCGATTGTTGTGTTGGTACTTTAGTATCGCTGTCAGATGCCATGTTATCTTCATCAATAACAAAGCTCATTGCAGCAGTTGTAGTATCAGTATTCATCACCGCACCAGCAGCGTCTACATTAGTTGCATCTGTAACATCTGCACTAGCTTCTATTGCAGTAAGTTTTGATTTCTCAGCATCTGTAAAAGCATTAGTGTCAGAATTATTTTCATAAGCTGTTTTTATTTCCGCATCTGTTTGGTCAGCAGTAGCAGATGCTTCAATTCCATTTAACTTTGTATGATCTGCGTCAGTGAATACATTGGAATCTGTAGCCGCCTCTACAAGAGTTCTTATTTCACTAGCTGTCTGATCTGCGGTAGCACTAGCCTCTATGCCTGTTAATTTAGTTTTTTCAGCGTCAGTAAAGGCATTAGTGTTTGCATTTGCTTCATATGCTGTCTTAATCTCTGCGTCAGTTTGATCTGCGGTGGCATTACTCTCTATTCCATCTAATTTTGTTTTATCTGCTGAACTCATTGAACCAGCAGCAGATGTTGTAGCTGCTGAAATACTGATAGCTGGAGTTGCACCACCAGAAGAAACTATAGGAGTTGTGCCTGTAACTGAAGTAACACCACCAGCAGAACCAGACGCTGCGGCTGTAATCCTTCCCTGTGCATCAACTGTAATATTTGTATTTGTATAACTACCAGCAGTAACAGAAGTATCAGCTAATTTAGCAGCAGTAACAACATCATTATCTATAGTAAAAGTAGCACCAGAATTACTAACAACAATATCTCCCTTATCTCCATCACTGATCGCTCCGTCGGCTCCGTCATTCCCTGGTATCCCTTGAATTCCTTGTATTCCTTGAATTCCTTGTATTCCTTGTATTCCTTGATCGCCTTTAGGAATTGTAAAATCAAAAGTAGCAGCAGTAGATGATCCAGAATTAGTAACACTAGCCGAAGATCCAGCAGCACCTGTAGTCACTGTTCCAATAGCTATAGTTGCAGCAGCACCATCACTGCCATCACTTCCAGCAACACCCTGTATACCTTGACTGCCAGTATTTCCAGTATTTCCGGTATCCCCTTTTGGAATTGTAAAGTTTAAAATTGCTGCTGTTGTAGTTCCAACATTTGTAACTGAAGCATTTGTACCAGCGTTTCCTGTTGTTACTGTACCTATAGTAACTGTTGCAGAACCCTCGCCTTGTTCACCCTGCTGTCCAGCTACACCTGGTATACCCTGTACTCCTTGAGTAACAATTTCAACAATGGCAATAGGATTAGATGAACTCATGTTGTGTGTCCCTCACTTATAGTTAGTGTTCCTTCCAAATAATACATCTTATTCCCACTCGGATCTGTTAATAAAATATCATATTCTAACTTTTCTAATGGAAAATTTTTTGTATCTGTATCATTTAATTTTATATCTATAGTTCCATTAGCTCTATCTGTATATGTAACTGCAAAATCAGCATATTTTATTGTATGATCTTTATTCCATACTTCAGAATCTACTGTAAAACCTGTTAAATTTACTGCTGTACCATTAGAATCTTTAAAAATTAAACGTACAGGAAAATCTGCATTCCTTTGTACTGTAAAATTCTTTTTTTGTGGTTGATTTGGCATTAGCTTGCTTCAAGTGCAGCGACTTTAGTCTCTAATGTTTCTATCTTAGCAACTGCCTCTTGTAATGCAGCAACCAGCATGGGAGTAAATCTGCTGTAATCTAGCCCTTGATAATCAGGCTCGTTTTCTTCTGGATTGCTATAACTTTTTTTTGTGCCATCTTTTACTCCAGTTACTATATGGTCATAATACCCTGTCTCTTGAACTTCATGTGCAATAAAACCATTGTCATAACCAAGATCAGGGTTATTTTTCCATCTAAATAAAACAGGTCGTAATGCCTTGATTTTTGTTATAGCATCATCAATATTAGATACATCTTGTTTTAATCTATAATCACTAGGTGGATTATAAGTTACTGTACTTCCATTAGTATTAATATTTCCAACAGCACTATTGTTGTACTGAAATTCTATTAAATTACCAGTACCAGAAGCACTTAGGCGGTGAATAAATAAAGCTGTACCATAACCAGTTCCATTCTTAACAAGAGTTAAACCTTCAAAAGCAGTAGTTTGTATATTAAAACAAGCACCAGCAGTAGTTAAAGCATTAGTAGCGAGACTACCGTTAGAAGTAAGAGAGCCAGAGTGTTCAATTTTCCACCTTTCTATAGGTGCTGTTTCTGGTGTAGTAGTTGCATCACCACCTGTAGAAAATGCTATGTTACCTTGATTAGGATTTTGATTCTGTATAAGTAAAGATCCATTATTTGAATCAGAAGATCTGTGCAATAAAATTGAATCCCCTGTAGCTCCAGCACCCCTTATTAATCTAAGACCAAAATCATTGCCAAGAGTTGTTGCATCGGTTGAAAAATCAAGATAAGCATTATAAGAAGCATCTGAGTTTATTTGCAAGTAAGCGTCTGAACCTGTTTTTGCAATCTCAATATCAGACTTAGATTCAAATGAAGTTGTATTAAAATTGAAACGATTGCTTCCAGCACAAGATATTCCTACTGTATTATTAGCACTCCTATATAATCCTGTATCTGTATCTACAGCGAATGATATATCAGGTGTACTTTCACTATTTGTATGATTATGTGCTAAAAATTGTCCTGTCATAGGTGCAGTGCTACCACCTGTTCTTGGTAATAAACCAAGATTAGTTTCAGTCACATCACCTATTGTGATAAAAGCTGAGTTAGCACCATTCCTCATTTTCAAAAGTGGTGGGTTTTCAGTTGTATTTATGTGTAATTGATATGCAGCTAAATTAGCTGCACCAGTTGGATCACCAGCAGCACTGTTTAAAGTTCTAAGAGATTCAAATATATCTTTCATTGCTGTTCTTACAGCTAATCCAGTACCATTATCAGGTGAGAAATTACTTGCGTTTTCTTTACCAGTTGCGTTAACTCTTGCCATAAATTTATGCTCCCTTACCGTATCCTAACGCTTGAAACGTAAATAACACATCAGTAGGGTTATTTGATGAATCTTTAAACAATATTGTAAAGCCTGTACCAGAAACCGCACTCAAAACATAAGTACCACCTAAAGGCATATCTTCAGGAGATACTACGATAGATGGCTTAAAAGCATTTACACCACCAATAGTTACACTTGTGCCTGTAAAAAATGGTTTAGCAAAAGTAACAGATTTACCACTAGAAGATGTTCCTGACTGTTGCGGTGCTGAAGTAATACTACCGCCAGATTGATATTTATTTTCAGTTCTAGAAGGTAAAAAGGCATCAAAACCTAACTCTTCAAACTTCATGTTCTCATTTACATCTAAAGAAATAATATTACCTGTAAATTTAAATGATCTAGCACTAAAAGAACCATTTGTTAAATTTTGTGCATCTGTATAACTTGATGCGTCTTGTGATGTTTCTACTTGTAATTTTGCTTTTAAACGCTCACTACCTTGTCCATCAAAATTTTCTCTAGCATCAAGGTCAGCAATAGAATCAAATAAATCAGAAACTAAAACACCAGAACTTAATATATGCCTTTTAAGTCTTATGTTTGTAAATACACCTTGCAAATCAAATACAGATGCAAACTCGTAAGAACCAGTTAGTGATGTTGCAGGGTTCGTTAGTTGTAAAGCATTAGAAACTACACTTAAATTATTTTTTGAACCAGAAAAACTTGGTTGTTCTCTTTGACTTAAAATTAAAACCTCGTCTGTCATTTCAGGTAATGATAATTCTACCTTTGCCTCTGTCTCTGATAATCTATCACCTAAGTCTTTAAATTTAAGGCTATAAGTACCTTGTAAAGCTGGCACGATAGCTTCGTTACTTGCTCCGCTTATTTCTACACTAAGGTCATCAGAATCTGCGAAAGTAGCTAATGCTTTTGTACGAGGTGTATGCCTAACAACACAAGATCCACCAAATTCGACATCAAGACTTGTAGTTTTAGTCCAAGTTAATTTTACCTGTGCGTTATTAATTGGTTCTATCTCTAAATTTTGTGGATTCTCTGGTTTTGCTGTAAGTCCTATTGTATCAACTGTTGTTTCAGTAGGAGTAGCACTACGTTCACCTTTAATATTTATTGTATAAATTTGTATTTTGTAATTACCAGCCTCAGAAGGTAAAACCTCAAATTCTGATTGTTGTGTATTAACAACTATAGGATTTTCTTCATCTTTTGTATAAACTAATTGATAACCTGATGCACCTGTAACAGATTCCCAATCTATAAATAGTTTTGGCACTGGTCTATTATTATTTAGAACGATTATTTCTTGTATAGCTTTTGTTCCATCTGCCTTATCGATTATTTGTGGTGATGGTAATAAACCTGAAATTACATTTATATTTTTTACTGGTAATTGTTCTCCATCTTCTATAGCAGCATATTTGCCTTCATTAAAATTAATAGCAGAAACAGTATATGTTCTATTTGTTTCCTCTTTAATATTAAGTATTCTATATGCTTGTACGTTAACTGCTGCTGAATTAATAACAAATGGACTGTTATTAACAGGTAAATTATTTGAACTAAAATTAGATGAAATATTTACTATATTTCCATTGTAAGAGGTTATAGTTTTTGTTATTACAGTCCCATCAGCTAAAAGACAACTTATTTCTGGATTATCATTTAAAGGTGGTAAATCTGTAGCTGTAGCACTATCAATAGTAACTGTTGATGTTGTTGAACTTTTTACGATACCACCTCTTCTGATACCTGATTTAACCCTATCTGCTATACCAATAATATTACCAATTCTTAATATAGAACCAGCAGCAATATTTGTTGTAAATGCAACTGTCTCAACTTGATTTTGTTGTGTATGTAAAAACCATTTACCAACACGTTGTGCCATACCTCTAGAAGTAATACCAAAAGTATTTAAATTTTTTGTATGTGTTCCATATTTTGCTTGTGCAACACTGTCTTTAACAGTTACATAATCAATTTCTTGAGTATCGAGATCAAATAAAGATACGTTTATAACATTAAATCTAGTTTTAGAAGATGCTCCAGAATATGTAAAATTACCATCAACTACATTTGCATTGTTAAATACGTAATCAAAAGTTAATTCACTAGGTGCATCTGGATTTTTTGGTGCGTCTTGTGCAATTTTTATAGTACCTTCTTCATAATATGGTATTGCTCTCATTACTGAACAAATATCTTTTATAAGAGACAAAGCATCACGCCTATTATTAATATTCACATTCAATGAAAAACGTGGTTCAAGGCCATTATTACCATCATCAACTAAAGCACTACAATATTTACTTACACCGTAAAAAGTGTATGGATCTAATTCACTTTCTGGAATACCACAACCATATTGTTGTTCAGTATTTCTATCAGCTTGTGTTATTAATAAATCATACAAGATCCATGCAGGGTCACTGCACCATGCTTTTTGAGTTTTAAAAGTACCATTAAAATTACCACTATAAGTAAGCCTTCCATTTGAGTAATCGACTGTTGCATTATGTGGTATCTTTACAAGTTTTCCTCTAATACGAAAATATCTAGCTGGTGTATTTTGAAATAATTCAGAGCTAAATCTTAAAGCAGAATACGCTACGTGTGGATAATTGTTAGGTTCTCTTATAAATTCTCTTACTTCTGCTAATCGCATTGTGTTGAAAGTATTATCGTCACCTTCATCATTAAATCTTTCAACGCTTACGACTACTGGAAAAAAAGCATTAGTAACACCAGTATTTTTGTTATAACCCGCTACAGTTCTTAAATCTATCCCATAATCTCTACTATATGGATTAAAACTTTTTCCTGACACTAAATCATTAATAACAGTTACTGCATTACCATTATTTGGATTTACCTTACATAGCACTCTTACCTCAGTAGAATCTCTATTACCATTTTCTGTATTTAGCTTAAAAAAATTATCAAATTTAACTTTTACCTGGACAGTATCTATATTCACATTAGTAATTGTTGCTGATCTAGGTGTAGGTGTACCTCCTACTGGAAAAGAACATATTTCATTTTTATCGCCTGTTAAAACTTCTTGACTTTGTGAAGTTGCAGCAAATAAAACAGTATTATTAGCTGTTCCATCTTGCATTTCAAAACGAAATCTATCCAATGGGTAATTAAATTCTGATGCAAGTGGACTTGTATTATCAGCATCAGCCTGTAATACAGCAATTTTATTTAAAAATAAATCTTTTAGTAAGCAATTTTTATATTCAGTGCTTGTTTTATCTGTAATTCTTGTCGTTGCTTTACTAGCAGATGCAGATCCTTCTATTTCACCTTCTGATAAAACATCAACTACAGTAGCAAAATCAATAGATTTTAACTTGCCAGCTTCTGTTAAGTCACTAATTATAACTCTATTATCTGGTAGATCTAAAGTCATTATTTACTCCTCTGCTACTACCTGGAAAGTATCAACTGAAGAACTAACTAATGTACTACCAACTAAAATTTCACCATAAGCAATATTTATTGGTACACCTTGTTTAGAGTTATTTAATAAACCTGTAAAAGAAAAACTAGGATCATTAGGGTCTTCTTGCCTTCTTAAATTTGGATTTATAGGATCTGGTGTTAAAAGATCAGTTACACCAGAAATTAATAAATTACTACCTACTACTGTAAAGGCTGTTGCAACTGCGGTATTTGTAATAGTTATACCAAAAATTGTTGCACCTCCTCCTAATGCAAATAAAAGTCCCCCAGCAGCAAATTTAAATATATCAAATAAGTCAAGTTCTCCATGTACAACAGGTATTATTTTTATATCATTTTCAGTACGTAAGTCTAATAATTCAGGTGAAATTCTTATATTTCCAGCCATTACACAATATTCTTGATATTTCATATGTTCTTCTACACCGTTAAAATTGTTATGCAAAAAACTAAAAGCTTCTCTAGGACTTTTAGCTGCAATCTCAAAACTAGATTCACCAACAAATTTTCTTAATCTTCCATAAATTGTTAATTTAATCATTTATTTCAGAAGGATATACAACAATAATAGACTGAGATTTAGGTTCAACAAGGTAAAAAGGTAAATCTAAATACTTACAAGCCATTCTATCAGCATGACTAAATACCATTTCACCATCTGGATGGCTATGTATTATTCCAAGTACTTCTCCTAAATCTTCACCGTTAGCATAATCTATTGGATCAATAACAAAGGATTTTTCTTTGTATGAACCTGATATATTTTTACATTTCCAATATATTTCATTGCCTTCTACATTCAATAATAATCCGCAACACTCTTGAGGATATACTTCTTCTGCGTGCTGAAAAGCATCTTTTGACCAAATGTATTCTGTCATTAAATAAACCTACCTACTGCGGGAAATAAATCTCTTGTAATTACTCTTTGTGGTACTATTCTATTTTCTAAATCATGTGCTGCTGTTAATTCAAATTGTACTATCTGTCTATTTTCAATAGCTTTTCTATCTATAACATATATTTCATCTTTTAATCTATCGCTAGTACCATTACTTGTATCTACTGTAGTGTTAAAAGGGTTTGAACCAGATGTAAAATTTGCGTCATCTAGTGAAGATGCTAGTGGTAATTTTCTTGTTATTTTTCCGTCTATTAAATCATTATGAGGTGTCACTGCATTAACAAGATTTAAAAAATCACTCATTGTAATTTGGGTTCCGTTAGTAGGGTTATAAACAATACCACCTAAATTAGAAAAAGTTATTGTAGGTCTTGATACAACGCCAGAACTTTGTTTTTCAAATCCTTCTGCTGACAATGCAACTCTTTGATATGTAACATTTTGATACTCAATTTCGCCAAAGTTATTTAAATTAGCACCTGCGTGAAATCTATATAGAGTAGGTAAATTATTAGGATTGCCTGTAGTAATATGTTTACCAACAATTAGTTCTAATTCAAAAAGTTCAATTATAGAACTAGGATTTATTTTATTTAATTCAACAAATGGTATAGCCATTAAGGTTCAAATACTTCCCTAAAAACTACTTTAACAGTAGCTAAGTTTGCATAATTAATTGTTTTTTTGTATTTAGAGTCAATTACAAAATTACCAGCAACACCATTAGATGGTGTATATACAAAACTATCAGCATTTGTAGCTCTATCGTTTAAAAAATTAATTAATGTATCACTTTGAGACTCAGTTATATTACTAAAAGTAAGTGATAATCTTCTTGCATTTTGATTTAGTCCTTCTGTTAATCTTTGTTCAAAACCATCACCAAAATTTATAGTGTTAATTTTTGGACTATGTTCAATTTCTAGACCATAATCAGGACTTAATCCAACATCATTATCGAAATTAGCCATTATGCAAGCAATCCTCCTGTACGTTTTTGATTTATTATTTCACTTTGTATAGCAGCAGCAAGTTGTTTGCCAAATTCATTAGCATTTGTATCATTTCCTTGTACAGAAGTACCAGAAGCATCGACATTAACAACAACATTAGTAGTGCCGCCTAATTTATGATTTGGAATTATAGTACCTGCCCTATCAGGTACAAAAAGTTCTGCACCTCTTTCTCCTACAATTGAAGCCCTACCAACAGGTGGCCTACCACCATTTGCATAACCTGCTGCACCTCTATTAAAACCTTCAAATACATCCTTACCTCCACTACCTGCCATACCACCAAAAAACCCTGCTGCAAAATTTAATAAAGGTCTAGTTATTGATTGTTGTATTGCTATACGTGCCATGTCAGCAATTATTGCGTTAGCTAGGTTTTTAAAATTTAATTTACCTGTCATAACAAAATCTACTAATGCATCTTCCATACCTTTTATTCCTTTAACAACAACATCTGCCATAGATTCTTGTATTGTTTTTATACTATCGTTAAATGTTTTAAGTTTATTTTGCATCTGTGTACCGAAAGATTTTGTAATCTCTTCAGAAAAATCTTTAAGACTTTTTGTACCTTCTCTAAAATATGTGGCAGGTGCATTTTCTTCACCTGTAAAAATTTGCTTAAATACATCCATATCTTTTTTTAACTGGTCATTAGTTTCTTTTAAGCCACCACCTAAAGCTGAACCAACACCACCTAAATTACCTTTACGTAATTGATTTAATGCACTTGTTATAGATTTAATTGTTGTTGCTAAAAATCTAAAGCCAGCAACTACTGTGAATACAGAACTTGATATTATTTTTAGTCCAACTTCAAAGCCTTTAAAAAAAGCATCAAAATCATTATCCGAACTTAATATATTACTAAACATTTTTACTAAATTATTTAATGTAGGTAACAATGCATCAACTAATTGTTTTCTAAATCCGTCAAACCTTATTGCTAATACTGCTATCTGGTCATTAAAAAATTCTGCGTTCTGTGCAAATTCATCAGATACTGCATAATTAAATTCTGTTAGTGCTGCACTACCTCCATTTAATAAATTAATTAAACTTGCACCTGATCTACCAAATATTTCCATAGATATAGCTGCTTTTGTTGCACCGTCTGGTAAATCTGCAAATCTATCGGCTATTTCTCCTAAAACTGTTTCACTGCTTTTAAGATTTCCTTCACTATCTCTAACACTAAGTCCTAATGCATTAAAACTATCAGCATATGTTGCAACACCTTGATCTGCCTCCCTCATAGATTGTGCTAACCTTCTTAATCCTTTATCTATAGTTTCTTGACTAATACCAGCTAATTTACCTGCGTTTACATATGCTTGTAAATTATTTGCAGCTATCCCTGTTTGATCCGATAACTTACCAAAACTATCTGCACTATCTATCGCACCTTTAACAAGTCCTACGAAAGCTCCTCCAGAAACAATTAAACCAAATGTTGCAAAAGTTTTATTAAGGCCACCCATAGCAAGCCTTAAATTTTTAACTTTACCTGATACACCCTGCATAGAGTTACCAAGTCTTTTTATAGAGGCTGCACCTACAGTTTTTGCTGCTACTACTAAATCAAACTTTGCCATATTATTTTTCTTTATTTAATGCTTGTAATGCTGCTGCTTCTATTATCTGTATGTTTTCCAGCATAGCAATACTATCTTTACTATATATTTTAATCATTTCTATCACAGATGTATAGTCTAAACCAATAATCCCACTCATTCCTACACGCCATTGCGTTTGACAACGTAAAAACATTTCTACATATTGCCAATTATTTTGTAAGACATAAAAGTTATTATCTATATCTTTTTTTTCTGTTATTACCCCTAATACCGCATCATCTTCTGCTGTTTTATCAATGACAGTTGAACCTACAGCCCAATATTCACCTGCCTCTGTTAGTTTTTTTTGTATATTTCCTCATTTGATTCTATAAATGTCATACCAACAGCAGTTGCAAATCCCCTAACTTCTAATAATTTATTTAAGGTGCTTTTATTGAAAGGTACTTCTGAACCGTCTGATGCTTCCATATCTTCCCAACCTACTAATACCTCTTTAGTAACATCTACTTCGTCTATTTGTTTATCTTCTACCATTTTTATCATTTCTCTAAATCTAGATTGTGAAATATTTTTAAAATGTGCATTAAATATTTCTGTAGAAACCTCACCATCTTTGTTTACTTTGACTTCTACTTTCCATTTATAAAATGGACTTTGATCTATAACAAAAGGCATAAAAATTATGTATCTATTGTCTAGGGTAAACCCTTTTTATAAACTATGCAACTCTAGGTATACACTAATGAAAACTCATTTTGTCCAGCAGATGTAGGTGTTGCATAAAAAGGTAAGCTTAACATTGTAATACCATCTGATTCTTCGTATGATGGTTGACCTAAATCAGTTTGTGGACAAGAAACTGTTATCTTATTACCTGCTGTAGTGCCATGTAACCATGTGTTTGTGCCAGTTGATGTGCCAGTATAATCTGTAAAAAAGTTATGGCTTGATAATGCAACATTTTCTATAACTGCTGTACCTGATGGCCTACGATCAGTTATTAATACTTCTTTTGTACCACCAACTAATTCTCTATATATAACCTCATTATTAAAATCTAATGACCAGGATTGTAATGCTGCTGCAAAGCCAAATATTGCAAAATTAGAAGTACTGCCATTTTTAAATATAAGTGGTGTTGCCTGATTGCTAGTTGTAACAGATGGTAAAGCATCATCAGTAGGTGCTGAAAATAAACCAGTTAAAGAAAAAGATATACGTGGTATTGAATTAACCTCGCAATTAATACTAAATGTACCTCTGCAACCTTTAACAATTTGCCTTATACCATCATAATTAACAAATAATGTCACGCTGTCAGATGGTGTTGCTACAGGTGCGTATGTAACTGTATTTCCACCGCTTATTGTTTCTGATAAACCACACGCTTTTAAAATTGCTCCGTATTTTGGTGCAGTTCCAGCAGTTCCAGAACCTGCCATTTCCACATCAAAAGTTACATTTACTCTTGTATTAGCAGGTATAACTTCATAGTTACCCATATATGGCCTTATTAAATCTCTACTAACCTCATCACTTACAATAGGTTCTATATTTAAATCTATTACCTGTACATAGTTAGCACTACCTGTTGGATTAGGATTTGTGCCATAACTAGATTCTGATTTAGCTAATATGCTTCTTTTTCTGTGTAACTTAGCCATTGGTAGGTTTATTCAGTATGTTTATATAATATATGCTTTTAGTAATAAACACCATCTATTGCGTTAAATCATTAATTTCTGTTCTATAACGCACTATATATTCTACTCCTATAACGCCACCTGGTTGATCTGCGTCTAATAATTCAAAGGATGTATCAGAAGGTTGTATATCTATTGCTAAATTATTTACTGTCAAATCTGCCATAATTTTACTATGTAAACTTTCTACAGTTGCATCTGCCACGCTATCAGGTATATCACCTCTCACTATAACACTAACTCTGACTGTTAAAAAATGATCTAAAGTAGGTAGTGATGTATTTTGCTCAATAGTATCACTAACAGGTTCTAATATTAATGCAGGTGATTCACCTCTTGTTAAAGGCACTGTTCTACTTCTATATATACGTGTACTAACTCCTGTAGTATTTGCAAGTACTGTAAGAAGTCTTGCCATTATTGATTCTCTTTTAGTAGTCATGTTTTTTGTATACTAATTTCACAAAAAATACCATCATCTAATTTTCTTAATTCTCTAACTGTATATGCAACATCATCAACTGTAATAGTTGCACCTGCAATTAAATCACCGAAATCAGTTGTTTTAGCAGTTAGTTGATAATCTGTAGATACAATTCTGTCACCAGCTAAAACTAAATCAGGCTGTTCTAATATTGCTTTTGCAGTAGTATCACCTGAAGTACAACTAACACCAAAGTCATCAAGATATGCAGATTGTGTTGTGATGTCTTCTATAAGTGCCATTTAAGTTTTTGTTGTAATTTTTTTTGCTTTTGGTTTTGGTGTATATATTACAACTCTACCCATAGTTATCAACAATTCTGCATCAGAGTTAGAAATGTCATATGTTTTACCAGCCTCTAGGCTTACACCACTAGCACAAACATTTTTAATACATTTAATTTTCATAAAAAAAAGGGGTTGTTACACCCCTTATATTAAACCACTTATGTGGTTACGTCTAAGATTGCAGCGAATGACTGTGCATGACGTACAGCTACATCAAATGCAACTACACCTTTTATAGAAACTAGGTTCTTAGCAAAATCATCACTGTCCTCACCTGCGGTAATTTCAATTCCAGATCCGTATAGACCTAAAATTGCTTGTGAGAAGTCACCCATAACAACAGCAGAACAAGTACCTGATGTTGTACCTTTTGTAAGATTGCTAGGTACTTGGTTTGTCATAGCTAATGGGTATCCATTAACAGCAACTGGTGTAGCACCTCTACCTAACGCCTGTAGGTTGTTATTTACTAAATACTCACCACCAGATGTCTTAAGTTTCTTAATTGCACCCATCACTTTAGCATTGGTTACATAAGAAATATTATCTGCATTGACACCTGCGTTATCTTCCATGATTGCAGTTTCTAGGTCTATTAAGGCATCTACTGTAATAGCACCACCATTAGTACCCATTGCAACAGAACCAATACCAGATGTTTGCATAATACCTGTAGGCTGTCCTGATGAACCAGTACCATTAAGTATTCCTAAATCAATACCTAAATTAATACCCTCAGAAATGTCTCTCCTTACAAGATCTTCAATGCCTGGTGTTGCTTGTATAAGCATATTCCTAGAAAACTTAGACATTGTGCCTAATGTTTTTGGAGTCATTGAAATCTGGTCAAATGTACTTTCTGACTGAGATAGTGCAGCAGTTTCACTTGATAAGAAACCAGTGGAAGCTACACCTGATCTTCTAGGAATTGCAACATCTCCAACAAGGCCAGAAAGTGTTTGTACACCTAGACCAACCATCACTGTTGAATTGCGTAATGCTTCTATAAAATCATCAGCTAGTAAATCTGTTGCTACGATGTTTCCACCAGTTGTTGCACCAGAAGTAACATATGTAGCTCTCTGTACTAAACCACTATAAGGGATGTATAAAGATCCGTTTCTTGTACCCTTACCTGAGTCTTTTGCAATTTGTTGTGAAATTTCTCTAGCAAAACCAGATGATTTATCAGACCAATCACCTGTTAAAAGACCTCTTATACCAGCAGAAACTTTGTAGTCTTTTGCATACTGTTTTCTTTCTTTTGGTGAAAGCTGTTCTTCAATAGGCTTTGCTGTTTCTACAGGCTTTGCATCTATTCTTTCTAAGATAGCTGCTCTGCATG